CGATGAAGACTATGAAGACGAAGACGATGAGTATGAAGACGAGTTACCAGACTATAAAAACTATGGTTATGTAGACGATGAAGATGAAGACTACGATGACGATGACTACGATGAAGATGAAGATGACGACAATGAAGATGACGATGAATATGATAATGATGACGATGACGATGAATATGAAAACTATGATGACGATGATGATGATGATGATGATGAATACGATGATTATGACGATGAAGACGAAGATGACGACGACGACTACGATGATTATGACGATGAAGAGGATGAAGACGAAGACGAAAAGTATGAGTTCGACGAAGATGAAAGCTGATTTGGTGAAATAAACCAAATGTATTAGGTTAAATCACTATATACTATAGACAAATATGCACTTATAGGATGTAAGTGCGTTATGAACAAGGAGGTTCATGAAATCTTTATTAGTACTTCTTCTTTTGGGTTCTTGGTTTCTACCACAAGCTATTCCTCAAGGAGTTGAACACGTAGTTTTTGAGGAAGATGGGACGATGGTCCCAATTCCCATAGAAGATAGGGTCTTCAATGAAACGGGCATACAATGTGTTTGGGCCTCAGTTGAATGTTTAGGAAGGTATGCTAATGAGCCTAAATTGATTGGGCTTACAAGCCACCCCGACTGCAAAAGCTATGCTAGTCCTTCTTCTTTAGCTGCTAAGCTTAAAAAGCTCGGAGTTACATTCGAACAAACCACCAACAGATCAGATAAAAGTCTGATAATAAAATCAGTAGTTAAAGATAGGAGGGGTTGTTTATTTGCTATACCTGGACATGCTATGACTTTGGTTCATTATGATGAACAAGCAGGTCTAGTTAAATACATAAACAATAGCGATAAAGCTTTAAAGATAAGAACGTGGACGATGAAAGAATTTAATCAAAGATGGGACGGATGGATATGCGTTGTGTACCCTGATGTCGATTTGATATATAAAAAGTACACTCACTTTTACCCTATACCAATTGTTGATAAGAACTCACCACAGGGCACATACGATAAGCAATATATTTTACTTCCCTAAACTTCTTTTGTTCTTTTTATTTTTTTTGGTTATAGGTAAATCGTCGCCGTAGGTCGGAAAAGCCCCAGGCTTCTCTAGCCTACGGTTTAGCATTTCCCCACCATCTCCTTCTTCTTCGGCGGAAGACGGAGAAATAGCAGAGCCCCCAAAATTCTCAAGTTTTTTAAGCCACTCAACAAAGGATTTCATCTTAAATGTATATATAAGTTATCAAGACTTTATTCTTGTCAAGGAGGAATATGAAGGAATTGATTTATAGCAGAGTAGAAATAGTGCTTATGTTGATTAGCTCCATGCTAGCTTTTATCGCTGCTCAGGTTTCTTTCACAAACAACCAGATTAGAACCATCACGCCATTCTATATGGATGTTAAAAGCGACTACTCAGGCGAGTCAGAGCAAGACAACAACCTAACAGGAAACTCTGGTATATCTCAAGACTACTATACAAAGCAAGTGCGTCAGTTTTTAAGCAATAAAGATTCTTCTGACTGATCTTGTCTTTTTTTTGTTAGCAGATAGTGGTACTTTTCATAGCAAGACTCGGCCTCAGACAAATATTCTTTAGGAACTGTTTCTGCCTTAAAACCCGTTTTGAAGTAATCTAGTTGTTTTTGACTCATTTGAATCTTTATTTCTAGAAACTCTTCTAACTCCTTTGTGGTGTCCTCTGCCAGTGATTCGAATTTTAAAAATATAGATTTTTGAGCGATTTTTGAAATCTGATATATTCTATTTAATCTGTATTGGTAATACCTCAAAGCAAACACAGCATCTATTCTTTTAAAATGAATTATAGATTCTAATGTCTCTTTCGGTCTTCTTATAAAGTTAATCAATATCAGCTTTGTGTAGTCAATTTTTGTTGAAAGAAGGTGATTAAATAACACCTCATCGACATAAAAGGATTTTTTTGATTTAGACTTGTGCTTTATCCTTGACGTGTTGTATAGGTCTGAATTGCTTGTATAAAGTCTCTCTCCTAAATGTTTGCATCCTTGTATGTGCAAATTATTTGTTAAAGACCAGTAAAGGCCACTGCTACCAGAGCACATGTGTGTGTTTATTAGTATTATTTTTTTCATTGTACAAAAATTGTGCTAATCTTCTACTATAAATATAGAATATTGTGCTCTAAAAGGGAAAAGGTAGCTTAAATGCCTGCATGGTCTGATTTTTTTAAGTTGTTCACATACGCGAGCGAACAAGATCCTTTATCTAAGGCGAAAGACCCCACACAGCTTCAAGGAGCTGGAATAACGCAGCCTGATGCTCTAGGGGTCGATTTCGCAGGAGCAAGTTCTGGAATTAGTCCCAACTTAAGAGAATCTACCGACTTAATCGACACCACATCGCTGACTAATCGAGCTATGAGGTATAAAGAATATGAACGTCTAAGAAACGTACCAGAGATAGAAATGGCCATGACAGTTTTTTCTGACGAGGCCTGTGTCACAGGAGACACAAAAGTAGCCACTCCTTTTGGATTCATTCCTATAAAAGAATTATCAGAAACTAAAGGAGAAGAGAGGTTTTTAGTATATTGTTATGATTTCGAAAAAAAGGACTACACATTAGGCTGGGCTTTTTCTCCTAGACTTGTCAAAGAGTCAGAAACCGTGACTATCGTGTTAGACGATGGTTCCACTTTAAATTGTACAAGCGATCATAGGGTTCTTAAAAGAGATGGATCCTGGTGTGCCGCTGGCGATTTAGTAGAGCACGATGAATTGATGCCGTTCTACAGAAAACCAGCAAATGTTAGGCTCACGCAACTAAAACAAAAGCAACATCCTAGAATATTCACTTTTAACAAAGGGTGGATTCATGAAAGACAGTTTGTAGAAGATTGGAAATCTGGAAAAACCGATCCAAAGATTGCATTGATGAACAAAGCAATGAAAATGATCGGAGCAGGAATTTCTGTTAGAAAGATTGAGACACTAACAGAAAGAGACTGGCATACAATCGAGAATTGGATGCACACAGAGGGATTTTCTCACAAAGAAACTAAGCAGCTTTATAAACAAAGCGACAAAAGAATAGTAATAGGAATTCATAAAAATGAAACTAAACGTCCTGTCTATGATTTGTCAGTAGAAAGACACCAGTGTTTTGCCACAGACAGTCTCATAGTTCATAACTGTCAAAAAGATGAGACTGGTAGCGTAGTAAAGGTGATTACTGCGAATGAAGAAGTAAAGCAAGAAGTAGAGTTTCTTCTCCTTCATAGGAAAATGATTAATTTGAATAGAAATGCTTGGAGTCTATTTAAGAGCTTATGTATTTTTGGCGACCTTTTTTTAGAGATTGTAATCAACCCAGATAATCCTAAAGAGGGCATTTACAAGACCGTGCCACTCCCACCAGAAACAATGTACAGAATTGAAACGGTGAAAGGCAAGCTAATAGAATTTCAACAGTCTAAAGAGGGCCCAGATTATCAAGCGATAATAAGAGGGCCAGCACATGATCTAGATGCCAAGGAAGCTCAGGGTACCGCTATTCGTTTTTCTGCTGCTCAAATAATTCACATGAGAATAGGAGACGATAGAAAGACTTTTTATCCTTACGGCCAATCTTTAATTGAACCAGCTAGAGGGCCGGCCCATAGCCTTAGGCTGTTAGAAGATGCTATGGTTATATACAGACTTACTAGAGCTCCCGAGAGAAGAGTTTTTTATATAGACGTAGGGCAGCTCCCTCCGTTTAAGGCAGAAGCATTTTTAGACAGGATAAAAGATCAGTTCAGAAAGCGTAAGGTAGCAAGCAATAGAAACACAGGAGCTAACCAGGTTGATGAAAGATGGCAGCCCCCAGCTCAGGATGAAGACTTTTGGTTGCCAACTCGCCCCAATAGCAACACAAGAATAGAAACTCTCCCTGGGGCTGAAAACCTAGGCGAAATAGACGATGCAATTTATTTTAGAAATAAGTTGTTAACCGCCTTAAACTTTCCTAAAAATTATTTCAACAATGAAGATCCTAATACAACTAGGATATCGCTGTCTGCACAAGATGTTAAGTTTGCAAGGATGATAGAGAGGCTGCAAAGCAATTTTGAAGACGGTATTCTAGAGTTAGCAGAAAGACACTTGAAGTTAAGAGGCTTCCCAGAAAGTACTTTTCAAGATTTAAAAATAAGGATGACTGCTCCAAGCGATTGGAGAGAGCTTTCAAGGTCTGAAGTTGTTACTGCTCGTTATGGTAATGCTGGAACTTTAAAAAGCAGTCAACTTATGTCTGACTTCGATATCATGACAAAAATTCTCAAGTATGGGGAGGAAGAAACTGCCGAAATGCTCGCTAGACTAAAGCTCCAAAAGCTTGAAGACCTTAAACTACAAGTTTTAGCACAAAACCCGCAGCTACTTGGTGTGGGAATACCCGGACAAGACAAGCAAGGACAAGAAGTCGGAGCAGGCCCAGAAGGTCCAAACAATATGATCAATCCAGATAATTCCAGTGAGAGTGGCACTGAATCTATGAACCAAGGGCAGGGTCAGGAGCAATCGCCAGAAGAGTCTGGCTCACCCGACCAAAACATGCAGGGACTAGATCAATCGGCACAACCAATGCCTTTAGAGGATCCTACTGAAGATGATATCAAAAAATACGATTTAGAGCTCCAAGGATATGAATCTGAGCAAGATGTTGAAGACATAGACTATAGCGTAGGTGAAGGTTGATAAACTCTTTTCCTAAAATTGCTATAAATAATAAATTAGCTTTAGAGCAATCTAAAAAAGTTGGTTGCTATTGCTGTTGTAAAATATTCGAAACTTGCGAAGTAAAAGCTTTTACCGATAATGGCCGTACTGGAATTTGCCCTTTTTGCTCTGCGGACTGCCTTGTAGGAGACTCATCTATAGTTTTAGATGAGCCGTTGTTAAAAAAGGCAAAACAGTTTTGGTTTGGAGATTAAAATGCTATATGATGACGAGGGCTTTAGGCACCTTCAAGAGTGGATGAACAATTTAAAGTCAGACAACGATTCAAAATATAAGCTAGTTTTAGATAAACTTAATAAAGATTCTATAGGCTTTCTGGAATATGCTTTCTTGTGCGGCTTTGAAGCCGGTTATAGCCGTAAAAACGAAGAAAACTGGGACTCATGGAATCAAAAATAATCACATAGCGTCAGCTGAGTTGTTGGCAATAACATCGGAGTTTCCTGAGTCTAAGTCTCCTAGACCTTTGGTTATAGATCTTCCTATCTTTTGGCCTGCTCTTCTTGCTCCTGGAATTGTTTCTTTTAGGCTTTCTATGTCATGTTGTGACAAAATGTCATCTACTTGATCTTTCACTTCTGGTATTGAGTTTATTATGTTTTTAAGCCAACTTACTGCTACATTTGGCTTGGATCCAAGTACGAGTTCAAAAGCTTCAATCACTGCGTCAAAAGCAGCTTGAGACTTTGCGTCCAAGTTTAAAGAACTTGATCCGCCAAGCATTTGTTTGCCCATATTAAGGGCTGAAACTTCCTTGAGCTTTATGTAATCCGTAAATTTTTTCATTTTAACTCTCCTATTTTTAGCTTCTGGTGCATATCTATATATCAGAGATTTCAAAATATTGAGTTGTAAAAATTTTTTGGGATTTTAATATATAACTCATTAGGACTAATAAAACAAAACACAGGGAGTCAATTGACCTATGAAAAGAAAACTAATCAGCTTTGATGTCTTCAAGAAAATAGAAGGCCAATCATTAACAAACGCCGAAAGAGAATTAGCAGAGGCACAGGATCTCTTGGCGGAAGTTCTAGGTTTAGAATTCCTAGAGCTCTATACATTCGGAGAGTCAGATGTAACTTATGAAACTCCCGATGGAACTTACATACACGCTACCTACACAATTAAAGACGACAATATAATTTTAGAAAATATAGAGCAACTAGTAGTAGATGAAAAAGGTGAAAAAAGAAGCTCCCGTGAACTAGTTGAGAAAATGGTCGAGTCAATAATTGACGGAAAAGAACTAGAAGCGACCGAAAAGTTCGAACAATACATGAATTCTTCTTATGTCAAGAGAGCCTTAACAGAAGCAACGTGGAAATTCACGGCATCAAAACCAACTGGAAAGAGAAGCAAACTAGCCCACAGACGTAGAAATAGATCCGCTGTTGCAAAGGGCGTAAGATCCAGACTAAGAACTTTAAGATCACTATCGCCAAGCCAAAAGAGACAAAACGCACTAAGAGCCGCCAGACTTAAGAAAAAACTAGGATCTACAACCAACAAGCGTGCCCGAGTTTACGCTAGAAAAGTTAAAAAGCAGCTTAAGGAATGGTCAAACCTTTGCGAGAATGTACTAGGATACCTAGATTATAAAGAATTCGGCCCAGCAGCAAAAGAAACTTTAGTTAGAAAAGATGAAAATGGTAATGTCTCATCTGTTGCTATGCCAACGCTCCAAAGAAGAAACGAAGGCAAGATTCTTTCATTCAACTGGAAGACTCTTGATACCGACGTTAAAGTTCTTCGTGGAAAAATGAAGGACCTTAAGGAAGACGCAAATTTCGCAAGAGCTATGGCTGATCTCAAGAGATACAACAATGTATCGGACAACCAATCACTAGAAGAGACTCTAGAAGCAATAGTAGCTCGTTGGCCCGACATAGTATACGTAACAGAATCAGAATTAGCATCACAAATATCACAAGCACTCGAAGTTGCAAATGTAAAGAATTTTGATGATCAAATTTGCTCATTCATGGCAGAAGCTATTTTAAGAACCGCCCATCACGTATACACAGATAAGGTTCAAAAGGTAGCAGATCTTGCTGGCACAACTGAGGACATTACTTCAGAATGCAAGGATTGTGAAGATGCTTATGAATCTTTCAAGCAAGTTGCTGAATCTTTATATTCTAGCTTAGACGAATCTGAATCAACTGATCTAAGAGTTTTTTCTGACTTGCTAAGGGCTCTTCGTGAGGTTCATGATTTGGCCACAGAAACCCAAGAGCAAGAAATAGTACAAGACGTAGAAGAGCTAATGGGCCAGTGCATAGCAGTTTTAAATAAAGAAGTACAGCCTGATGATAGCATAGCTGAAGAAGTTGCAGAGTATATTAACAGCCTTGTTGAAGCTAACGTAGAAGGTTCCTCACAAGACTGGGATGTTGTTACTGCACCTCATCACACCGTGGTAGGAGACCACCCTGTTTTGAGCAAGAACGCTAAGGTTGATGGTGCTCCTTCCAAACACCCAGGAGACTGGAAGAGTCCAGCTCCAGTAAGCGATGGAAAGAGTTACGATGGAAGTCTAGATGACGAGATGCAAAACAACGGTTGGAGCAACATCTCCAACGCCAGCACCTGGCCAGAATTAGACAATCCATACATTCTTAAGTCCGGTGACTTTAAGATGAGGGAGAAATCTGTTGTAGACGACAACGATTTGTTGGCCCAAGATCAGTCAGATGATACTTGGCCTAACCTAAGCAACCCCTATTCTCCTAAGGCAACAAACCCCAAAGATGTTGAGTAATAGGAGGTTTAATGGAAACAAAACAAATTTTATTTGTAGACAGCTGTGAAGATTCTGGATTTACTTTAAATCTTAATGAGTCCACTGATACTGGGCTAACGAGATTCAGAGGCAAATTTCAAGAAGCTGATGCTGTTAACAAGAACAAAAGAAGATATCCTTATGGTGTTCTAGATGAAAACGTTAAAAAGTTAAAACCTATCATCGAAGCCAGGGGTTTAGTTGGAGAACTAGACCACCCAGCAGACAGCATAATACATTTTGAAAAATGCTCTCACATAATTACTAAGTTATGGTGGGAAGGTAATAGTCTCATGGGAGAAGGCGAAATCCTAAACACACCTCATGGCAAAATATTAAAAAGCTTGCTCAACGATGGTGTAAGAATAGGAATCAGCAGCCGTGGCGTAGGCAACGGCCGTAACGACGAGAATGGAATCTTGGTAATTGGAGAAAGCTACAAATTGATAACGTTCGATGCCGTAGCAGATCCAAGTACTCACTCCGCTTTCCAGGAGAAAGTGGTAGGAAGAAAAGAAAGCTACGACCCAAAAAGCACAAGAACAACAAATACAGAAAATGATTCTGTAAAAAACGATGTTAGCTGCATACATAAGGTTAACAAAGAAGCTCTTGTTGCTTGCTTGGGCGGAATTATTGAACAAAAAACATATAACTTAAAAGCGAGGTTAGGCTAATGGAAAAGATTGTAGAAGCACTTAAAAAACTCTTACCCGAATCTGAAGTCAACGAGGTATCATCAGCAGTTCAAGACATGCTAGAACAAGCAAAGTCAAATCTAGAAGCTGAATTCAACGAAAAACTTGAAGAGGCCTATGCTGAGCTTTCTAGTGAAATTGCTGAAGCTGAGAAGATTGCAGAAAAGGGATACGAAGAAGCATATTCAATTATTGCTGATCTTCGTAATCGTTTAGAAATCCAAGGTGAGGAATTCAAGTCCGCACTAGAAGAAGGGTACGAAGAAGCATATCAAATGCTCAAGCAAGAAAAAGAAAAGAATCAAAAGCTTGAAGTCGAAATGTACGAAGAGTACGACAAAAAGCTTGCAGACATGAAGGAATATATTGTTGACAAGGTTGATCAGTTCCTACAACTAAAGGGACAAGATATTTATGAACAGGCCAAACGTGATGTAATCAACGACCCACGTATGGTTGAGCATAAGGTTGCTCTTGATAAGATTGTAGATATTACTGCCAACTACCTCTCGGACGAAGATTTTGCAGCTGTCTCTTCTTCTAAGTTAGAAGAAGCAACTAAGTCAGTCGAAGAAATGAAGGCTCAACTTAGAATAATGGAAGCTCGCAACATCAGGCTCTCAACGGAAAACACAAAGCTTAATGAGGCTGTTCGTCAGGCTCAAGAAGTAATAACTGAAAGCAGAACCGTTGTAGCAAAGACCAAAAAGGAAGCCATGGTCAACGAACAGAAAGAAAGAACAGAAAAAGCAACGAATGTAACGGGGAGAGGAAAGACAGAAGACGGTGAAGTCATATCGGAATATGCCGCACCACAAAATGACGCTGGTATGGATCAATTGTTAATCCTATCAGGTCTAAAACAGGCTCAATAACTTATAACTCATTAGTTAAAAAAAGGAAAATATGAACGCAAATGCACAGTTTTTGAATGAGGCTAAAGAGTTAGAAGCTCGCTGGGCACAGACAGGTCTCCTCGAAGGTATCAAAGACCGTTATGTTCGCAATGCCACAGCAGTTCTACTCGAAAACCAGAGACTCATGAACGAGTCAAGCACCGACACCGGCGACGTTGCTCAGTTCAAGAGAATCTCAATCCCACTCGTCCGCAGAATTTACCCACAGCTTATCGCTAACAAGATCGTCAGCGTTCAGCCACTTCTCGGACCAACAGGTTTGGTGTACTACTTAAGATTCCGTTACGGCAGCAACAAGGGTGCAACCCGTGGTGCTGATAAGCTCGGATTCCCAGGTGACGACGCCAACAGCTTGATGCAAAGAGCCGATGGTACAGCCAACCTCGACATCTTTTACAGCAGCCAGTTTGTACAGAATGAAACATCCAACACCGACGCAGGTGCTGGCACATCTGTAACATACGATCCAGTTGAACACACTCCAATTTTTGCTGGAACAATAACTGGAACAGTTTATGACGGCACAACAGCTGTACAAACATTCGTTGTCTCAGCAGGTGGAACGTTCACCTTCACCGACATCGGATCACCAGCCACCAAGGCTACAGGCGGTTCAGTAAACCTCACAACAGGTGAAGTTTCACTAACATGGAATGCAGCTCCTGGAGATAACCATGTCGTAATGAGCTACGAGTACAACATGGAATGCAATCAAGATCTTCCTGAAATCAACCTTGTTGTTGAATCAGAAGAAATTGCAGCCAAGACTCGCAAGCTAAAGGCTGTTTGGAGCTACGAAGCACAGCAAGACCTCCGCTCACAGCACAATCTCGATGCTGAAGCTGAGTTAACAGCTGTTCTAGCTCAAGAAATCAACCTTGAAATCGACCGTGAAGTTCTAACCGACCTTCGCAACAATGCTGGCACCGTGTCAGCTTGGGACTTCAACACCGCCCTTGGTGATACAATCAAGGAAAAGTATGAATCCCTCTACGTCAAGGTTGTCGAAATCAGCAACGTCATTCATCGTAAGACATTGCGTGGTGGTGCCAACTGGCTCGTAACCAGCCCTGAAGTTGCCTCGATCTTCGAAACAGCAACAGCAGGTTTCGCACCAGCCCCAAGTGAGACCTTCACAAGCTCACTCGGTGTTCAGTATGTTGGTACTGTCAACAACAGATGGAGACTCTACAAGGATCCATTGTTCCCAAGCAATCAAGTATTGATGGGCTATAAGGGTGACAGCTACATGGACAGCGGATACTTCTACTGCCCATACGTACCACTCACACAGACACCAGTTGTCCTCGATCCAGAATCCTTCTGCCCACGCAAGGGAATTCTAACAAGGTACGGCAAGAAGTTGCTCCGCGAAGGATCAAAATTTTATGCCAGATTATCCATCGCTAATTTCGTAATATGAAATTAATTTGATCGCAAACTAACCTCGACTGGAAACAGTCGGGGTTTTTTTGTATGGTTTACTATACTAAGGTAAGCTTATAAATGGGGTGAAAAATGCCAAGCGGTGGAGCAAACAAATTTTCTTATGATTACGTCAAATCGGTTCTTGAAAAGTATGGTTTCAAACTTTTAGATAAAAAATATGTAAACACAAACACCCCAATTCGTTGTGTTTGTGTTTGTGGAAACGAGGTTATGATGCGTTTTTCTCACATTAAAAAAGGTGAGAGGTGCCAAAAGCATTGTATGCCTAAGATTGTTTCTGATCGACTAAGAACCAAAGACGAAGAAATAAAAAAAATATGTAAAGATAATGGATGTACTTTTGTTAATTCATGGATTCAAAACAGAAGAACCAGAGTAAAGTATGTTTGTAAATGCGGCAGGGACTGGGAAGCTTATTTATGTAACTTTAAACGATTTCCTAATTGCAAAAAATGCGGCAATTTAAAGGTCTCAGGTGAAAACTGTTACATGTACGATCCCGACCGTGAAGGTGTCAAGTTAAGAAGAAAGTTCAGTAAAATGTGTGGCCAATATATTAAAAGATTTATGGAAGCAACAGGTCAAAAGAAGACCCGCCATACGCATGAATTATTAGGCTATACGCCTCAGCAACTACAAGAGCACATACTTAACCATCCTGATTATGAAGCTCTTAAAAACGAAGAGTGGCACGTTGATCATATAATGCCCATCCAGGCTTTTTTAGACCATGGAATATTAGACTTAAAGATAATTAATGCTTTAGAAAACTTGAGACCAATGAGGGGCGTTGAGAATTTGTCTAAAGCAGACGAATACGATAAAGAGGAATTCATTAAGAAATACATCATAAAACAAAATCTAGGCTTTTCTATTTACGAAAGTCCATCCACGGCTGTGTCGTAATATATCTCTTCAAATCTTCAACCTTCATTTTTAATATTTCATTGTAAAGCTGATTATTTCTTTTAAGATACGGACTTTCAGGGCCGCTATCTTTGCCACTAGGGTGCCCCAGATGATATAATGGACCACTTATGGTAAAAAATATACCGCCCAAGGTTTTGGATCGTACAATCCGCTCGTAATCCTCCCAGCCCCATGATATAAAGTTCTCATTTTCCATTCCATATCGAATGAACATAGATCGGTTCCAAAACAATGCACCACCCACTGATGAGAACAGGTGTCTGTTCGATTCTGTTTTTTCGATTTCAATAAAAGACAAATCGTATTCGGCCTTGATTCTGGGGATATGTATGCGCGAGATGTTAAAGCATCGACCATCGTACGGAAGTATGCCCGCCACTTCACTAGCTTCTGTTAGTACTCTAGCGGCCTTAACATAGTTTTCTGGCTTAATCAATACATCACAGTCATAATTTACGATGATTGGTGTACGAGACAGCAACGCCATGTCATTAAGGTATCGTGTTCTATGAAAAGGTCCATTACTTACATCAAAAACAATTCGAATATTTGGCTTAGCTTTTATTGACGGTTTGTCTTTACCTTGTTCGTAAACAATAATATTCGTATCAAAAAAATGAGTTAAATAGTCTATTACAAGTTCAAGATTCTCAATACGTTCTATGTGATCAGCCTTAAAAGGAATGTTAAAAGTAACATGTCTTAAATCAATTTTGGTCATGAATTAATTATAAGTTAAATAGCAAATTCTAGCAAGTTTATTTTGAGTGCAATTTTTAGCTATTTGAATTTGTAAAAAATACCCTTGCTCTGTTAGGAACAAGGGTATTTTTTTGAATTAATTAAATTATTCTATAGGACTTGTATTTAAAGTTACCCATGTGTCATTCACACGTACGTTGAATGCATTTAAATCAACAACATAGCACATCATGCCATTCACAGCAGCGCCTGCTGCTGAATCTCTTTGAGCTATGCTGCCGAAAACGGGTAAAACAACCATAGAGTTAAACACAACATGACCACGACCGCTATCGCCATTCCCCCCGGTAATGGTTACGTTTCCGCCTCTTGCTGAAACTCCTCCGCCGTTGCCTCCTGTTATACTTATGTCTCCACCGTTGTTATCCTCTTCTTCTGCTCCGGAATTTCCTCCAGAAATGGATACACTGCCGCCAGATGAACCATAAGAGTTTCCACCTCTTAGAGTAACATCCCCAGCTTCTCCTTCAGTTGCTTCGCCTGTGCAGTCTCCTCCTCTTATTGTTACATCACCACCATCACTGTCTCCTGGACCGAGTCCGTCTCCACCACGTAGAGTAACATCGCCAGCGTCAGAGTTATCGAAATCTGTACTACTGTCTCCTCCATTAATGAAAACGTCTCCACTATTTCCATCTCCATGTTGCATACCACCTGATATAGTAACGTCACCACCATCAGCATCGTCTTCTTCTTCTGCTCCTGTATACCCTTCCCCAGCTTTTATTACTAGGTCTTTTCCATCCATGCTCGAAGCAGTGCCATCTGGTGCTTTTATTAACTCTACGCTTTCAAGATCTCCACCATTTTGTATAATGGTTACTAGCTCAAGGTTTGAATCTCTAACGTCACCGTTGAGTATTCTGCGTTTTACCCTATCTACAGAACCTGGTCCGGTTCCCTCTGTTGTTGTTGCCATAAAACTCCTTTGAAACAAGCATTCTTTGCTTTAACAAAACATAAACGGCCTGTAGAACACCCACAGACCTTTTTATTCATAAAAAATATCAATATTTAATGATATAATTTAAAACTGTAAACGGTTGCATATTATTATGGGCGCTACCACCACCAACACTATCGATGCTTAGAGCAGCCGGTGCTGCGTATAAGTTGGGTTCAACAGCGGATGAGTCTACTCCAACTGCCGTATTCGAACCGTCAGCTGTGATTAATCCTACAGTTCCACCCACAGCATTAGATGTGTGTGAGTGGCTAGGCATTTCATCTGTTATTAAGGTGTGATTCTCTGATCCACCTGTAGATCCCATTGCCCTTGCCGTTAAACCGGCTCCGGTTCCCTGTCCAACAACTACTCTTCCCGATAAGTTTGGCAAATTAAATGTTGTTGATCCATTTCCTACACCATAAGTAGTTCCAACTACTGAAAACAAATCAGCGTATTTTTCCCTACTTACTGCTTGACCGGCACAGTTTAGCCACCCTTTTGGAGCATTGTTTGAAACATAAGCTAGCACTGCTCCGACCGGCGTTAGTAGCTCTGGGGCTATATTCTCTTCTCTTACCAGAGAGTTTTCTATTTTCCTTCTGATGTCCTCAACCGAACCGGCTCCTGTTCCTTCGGTTGTTGTTGCCGAAGCCATTTTAACTTCTTCTGTCATAAAACTCCTTTTTAAAATAAAAATA